AAGTAATCAGATACATTCAGATACTGTGTAACTGCTTGTGGTCCTACTACCTGATTAGCACCTGCCAAGAATAAATCAAGACGTTGTAAATCATTACCACGACCAAGTGCTTCAACACCAGTAACGATAGTAGGTTTAACAATATCTTTAGGTAGTTTAGGCAGACGCTTGTCCTTGGACATACGATCCATCAGACGACTGACGATAGGTAGTTGTAGTTCCTGTGATAAGAGAGAGTAGAGACCGCCAAGGGCAGCTTCCAGTTCTTGACTGAGCATTCTTATCTCCTCAGCGGTCACTCTCTCGGCATCTCTAACAACCCCTGATGTCAGTAGAAAAGCTTGTGATAGACGATCCGTAATCCCTTGCATTGTTGCTTGAGCAGTACGGAAGTCATTAAATTTATTAAGTTGTAAAACGGATACGTCTCCTTCAGACCCTTGTACGATTGCACCGTTAGGAGCTTCAGCCAGTGTACGTGAACGTGTTGTACCGTTAGGATTAACCATGAACAATACTTTAGCTGCTGCTGCACTACCCTCTACGATAGCTTTAGTCAGTGCTTCCAACGACTTGATGTCACCGATGTATTCCTCAACGAACCCACGTCCGTAGTCTTCTCCGTCTATTCTTGTGTAACGTAACGGTAACCAAGGAGACTTATCTAGCGGATACGATCCAATGCTCTCCTCAATAACGATACCCTTGACGTCTTGTTGTACATTAAACTTGTCTCCCTCTCTAACGATAGAGGTGTACAGATCACAGGTGTTTTCTTTTTCCTGACGGTATACTTCTTCACGAACACTCTCAGGTAACATCATAGGTGCTACCGTTTCTTTGACAGCTATGTGTGTAACGTTACCCATTGGATCACGCTTAACAACGTAACGATCCAAACGAAACACTCTCATGCCTCCTTCATCAGGTAAGTACAACAGACTGTTACCACTGATAAGAAGATTCTTGAGTGCTTGGAAGATACCGTTCCTGAAGTTTTGTACTTCTACTTCCTGTGATACACTACGCTCAACATCAGCCAATGCTTTCTCTAAGTCCGTCCGTAACTGCTCCGCTCCCTCTGGTCCCAGTTCAGCTTTTGCTTTATCTAATTCGTAGCGATCTATGACCAACCGAAAGAACGGAGCGTTAGGCGGTAGTAGGGCAAGTAAAAGTTTAGACGATAGATTAAGAACACCACGTGCTCCGATGCCTTGATAAGGTGTGTAATACTTAGTAGCGTAGTTGTGACCGTCAGGTGGTAGAACATACGGCAGGGTCAACTCAGAAGAGGTACGGCCTCTATCTAAGAACGACCACCGCTGATTCTCTAACGAGTGATATAGACCCTGTGCTGTCTCTTGCATATCTTAGCTTAACCAGTCTTTTGTTGTAAAATATTTCATATTATTTGTTTTCTAGATTTTCAATGCGAGAAACTAGGGAGTTAATTGTTGACTGTTGAGATTCATTTTGAGATTTTAATTGTTCAATCAGCTGCTGTTGTTCTTGGATCGCGGCGATCGCATAAGTAAATAAACTGTTGTAATCGAGGCCATGTGGGCTGGTTACCGTTCCATCCTCATCAACACCTTCTGGGCTCACAGCAAATGCAAGCTCATCAACCGTCAATACTTGTTGTGCGATAACACCTGCTTCGATGCGATGTTCTACTGGCTCGCCATTTTCATCTACTGGATTGCCGTCAGCATCAAGCTCGAAATCATGATTTGCATCGTACACATCAGCTGTTTTGATGTACTTTTTAGGAGTAAGTTTGCAGAGTGTTTCAATTGCACCAACGATAGTTTGTTCGTTGTGCTTGACTCGATCATCTGAAGTTACAACATTTCCACTGGTGTAAGATATTCCATCCCCGCTTACATAAAACCTTGTCACGTTCGCTGAGTTTGCCGAAAAAATTCTTGCGGAAGAACTGGTTGAAGATATGCCGACAACCAACCCGCTGCCTGAGGTATTATTATTCACTATCCTAGCTGACCAGTCAGCAACTGAATCTTGTACATCTAATTTATAACCAGGACTCGTAGTACCAATACCTACCTTATCCGTACTGATTGCTAACGCTGAGTCTGTACCTTCTCCGTCTTGGATGTATTTCACGGTAGCGTTTACCCCGTCGGTATAATCGTTTACTTGAAGTAAGCCTTTATAAGTAGCGGCTGGTGTTGTTCCTGTTAAGTCTGCCATTTTATATATAAGTTGTAATTGTTAATTTAAGTCATGTTGTCCCACGTTGTAGTGGTGTGTGTTTCCCAATCCGCAACCAAGAAGTTGTAATTATGTACGCTGTAATATACTAACCAATCAGGAGCGACTCGTACCAATATAGCCTGTATATCTGTGGCGTATCTAATAGTATGGTCAAGCGGTGTTGTTAGTATTATGTCTGAATATAATCCGGGTTCTGCTACTAACGTACCTGTACCGGGTGCGGGACCATCAGACGCATCGAATCCGTACAGTTTTTCAAACGCAGGACGTGTAAACCTATTAGGAATACCTGCTAAACCGCTAGGCTTATTAAGAGCCGATGGAAATACATCAAGCATTCTTACAACGAATCAACTGTACCTGTAGCATATACACTGTAAGTACCATCTGTTCTAGCTGTGATGTTGCCTCTAAGTTTTTCGTAGTGACCGTGATCATCTCTAACCATGATACTACCATCAGCTACAACGTCTTGGCTGTGAATCGTGTGCCATGCTGAACTGTCGCTGAGATAAGCTTGTATCTCTACAGTGGCTCCAGATGTTACGGATGAAGAAACAATTGCGAACGTCCATCCCTTAGAACGCTCGACTGAGAATGCAGTACCCGCTCCTGTTGTTGAAACAGATGAGAGTAGTGTTTTTTTATCAAGTGCGCGAAGGCTCATATTATTATATTTTTATTTGTTATTATTGTGAAAGTTGTACACCTGTACCACCACTACCACCCATAGATACGGACGGACGACGAACTGTTAATTGTGATGTACCTCTACGACGCTTCTGTTGTGGCTGTGCCTGTCTAGTAGTCACTGCTTTCTCTGCTAAAGGTAGCGGAGGAGGAGGCGGTGCTGGAGGCGGTGGAGGCGGTGGAATTTTAGGTGATGACATACACATGGTTAGTCCTTGGTGATAATGTTGTCTTGAAGTTGTTCGTCGTATATTTGTTGTAAGTAATTAATTACACTACGTTGTCCTACTTTAAACCATACCAATCTATCGTCGTCTGTCAACAGTGGACATTTATCTGGGTACAGCTTGTCAAGCTTATCTATCAAATCTTTTGACAGTGCTGGTAATACTATTTCTTCATTCATCATTCTCTATATCATCCAGTTCTATTGGTAAATTACCACGTTTTATTTGATCCTTTGTCCACAACCACGCTGACGCATTCCACAAGATTGCACCCGCATGATCCTCCGATGTGTCCCCTTCAGCCAACGCTAACAAGTGTCTGAACATACTGTCGTACAGTCGTGTTAACGGGAATCCTTTTCTCCAGTTGTTGTCTCCGTAAAGCTTGCCGCCGTCTTCAAATCTTTTGGCGAGACTGCGTAAGGCGATTGGAGGAATAAGCGAGGGTCGTCCCCGTCCAATGTCCCCGTCACGTTTAGCCCCTGTGGTGAAATCTTTAGTATATCCTTGGTTTGGTAGTTTCTCGGTGTCCATAGTTTCTTTATTGTATTGGTTCTGAATGAATAGTTCTCAGCTCGTAACAGCCGTGCCATCCATGCGTTCATTAATGCATCCTGTTCAGTAAGTCCAGCTTTCTCGTAACAAGCAGTAACTGTTTCCCATGTGTATCCATCTTTCTCTAACAGACGTTGAGCACGAGTGACTCCTATGCCGGGCACTCCGCTGTATCCATCCGTGTGGTCTCCTGCTATCGCTTGTACGAGATGATAGTTATCGGCTTCTTCTTCTGACGGGTGATGATACTCTCCTTTGTTGTAGTCGTAGAAGATGCCCGGTACTGTCTTGAAGTCTTTGTCGATGCTAATGATGATCGTTTCTTCATCCATCTCTTTGTCCGTTGCCAGAATTGATATGACGTCATCAGCTTCTAGGTTGGGCCACATCTGTCCATCGTACTCTTCAATTATCCATTGTTTAACTTGTCGTAAGATAATTGGCAAGCGTGACTTTGATCTGTTTGCTTTGTAGTCAGGGTTAAGAATACGACGAAAGTTAGCACGATCAGTCAGACACATCGTTACCTTATCCGTCTTCATCAAGTCCTTGAACTCTTCGACACGATTAACAACACGAGCTTTAGCTAGTGCC